GAAATGAAAAGATAGAAGAAGACTGAGATGCTTTAGCTAAAGATTCCTCATCCTCACCTGTCAGTTCTCGTACTTCTACGGACTGTATGATAGTGTCCTTCCTGGCTAAACCACCAGGAAGGACAACAATATCGGTGTCAGGAAAAGGTATCTCAGGCATAGGAGAACTATTAGTTTCAGCTAGCAGTTTTTCTATCGTCTGATTAGCTTCTTCTGGATTATCAGCAGGATTTATCCAGTTAGTATTAGATGTAGGAACATTCACCATAGTTGGTGGTCTTTTTATTGCCCTATTTGGTGCTGCCATTAGTGCTCCTTAAAAATTAGTATTACAATGATGGTGCGTCAGTAATTCCGATTTGCTGTGCTAGTGAGAATTCAAATCCTTCATGTGCAAGTACAAGCTGTGAGATGAATAGTTGATTAGCACCAGCATCAAGGTCAGAATATGCGATTGACGTTGGCCACGCGTTGAAAATCTTGAACTCTGCTTTCACGGCTACTGTAGCTGTAGTAACAGGATGGTCCAGAATCTGAACTAGTACGGACCAGCGGAAATCATTACCGTCTGCTGCTGAGCCTGTTCCCTGCATAACAGTGAATAATTGGCTCATCCAATTATAATCAAATGTATTGCCGACAGCAACACCGCGTGACAATGTGATAGGTGAGAAGTCAGCCTGCCCTGGTAGCTTCTGAGTTGTTGTATTATATCCGCCTTCACGGTAGGCAATAACATCCACCGTCATATTAAGTCCTGATACACTCATGAAACCCATAGGTATAGCTGCACCAGTTGGTGGCATGAAAGTGACAAGGAATTTAAAGTTACGTAGAGGGTCGGTAGCAAGGTGAGCTATAGAACTTTTTTGTGTGACCGTCATTATGCACCAGTATTCGAAGTAGTGATAGTAGTAGTTCCGCTTGCCTGGAACTGGCTAATGTTGATGAGAATAAACTCTGATGGAGAGTTCAATGCTACAGATACAGTTGCGTTGACAATACCTGCTGCTGCTGTAGCAGGAGTATTATTTGTACTGTCACAGGTAACTATGAATGAATCAGAAGCATTAGTGCCGCCAAGTTCACCTTGCTGCATGAGTCCAGTAAGATAGTTTGTCAGTATATTTTCTATTTGAAGCCACAACGTTGTATTATTAGGTTCAAACAGAGAAGGCTGTAGCAGATAAGTAAAATCATGCTCTAACTTGATAAGCATTCTGCGAACAGAAATATATCTGTCAGGGAATCCTTGTGCTAGTGTACGCACTCCCATTACTGCTGGATAGTAGTTAGGCAGTAGACGAATAGCATTAATATTATTCGCTGTTAAAGTAGTTAAGTCCTCTGATGTAAACAGTGCTTCCACATTCACTAACTTAATCTGGCCGTAAACAACACCAGCGGGTGACTGCTGAGGACCAGCGACATTATCTGTGTTCGACCATATACCGAGAATAGCACCACCAGGTGCAACCCATCTAGTAGCTCCTGGAAGTGCTGATGCAGGATCGGATATCTGAATCCACGGTGCATACAATGTCAGGTAAGTAGATGAAGAGAAGGGAGAACCGCCAGTTACCAAGTTGACATAATTAGTCACTACCTGAGCTGATGTTTCTGGTGGTGAAGGTACAGGACCGTCAACGATGAGCATTACGTCCCCACGACCAGCAGCCCATGTTGCTAATGCATTAATAGTAGAAGCATCGTATACACCTGGTACATTGACATTAAGGATAGTTCCTTGTAGCATATCAAGAAGAGGAGGTATCGCTGTTCCTAGCGTAGGTGGTGTTGAGCCATCCGCGCCGCCTGTGAGAGACGTGGCTGATACAAGTGCAGGATCATCTATACCGGATGTATAGGTATTGCTAGGAAGTGAAACAGTCACCTTAGTATAAGTACTTCCATAAGAAGGTGAGTTAATAATGGAACCGATGTACCGTGAATCAGCAGGATTTATTGAAAGGTCAATAAATGTTTCTACTATATTAGAAGAAGCACTTCCTCCGTAGTAAACAACATAGTTGAATCTTCCTGATGTTCCGGCAGTTGTCAGTGCGACGTAAATTTGATTTCCCCAGGTTCCTGGAGAGTAAGCACTGACTGTCAGAACATTATCTGTTGGGTCGTTAGTATCAACAAAAGCGTGCGATGCTACTGTTGCATCTGTGTTGGGTATAGCTAGAACGTATAACTGTGACCCGTTATTGTTAAAGAACTGGTAAGCAGCATAGTGCATACTTGAACTTCCTATAACCTGAGCGAATGTTCCATACTTCTGAGTAAACTGCGGCCATGAAGTTATGAGTGTAGGAATATTAGGGCCTCTATTATAAACAGAAGCGATAACACCAACAGCTTCGCCAGGAGTATTGGTGTTCTGAATAGGAAGTAAGGTTTCTGTTATGTAGATGCCTGGACTTCCGGGACTTGAAGACATATTTTCTCCGTGTATTAGAGGCTATTAACATTCCAAGAAGACTGAGCACCAACAGAGTAAAATCCTTTGCTCTCTATGAGTTCTTCAGTTGTCAAATCTTGGAGACTTGAGTAAAGATTTACATCTAAATTTAATTGTGTTGCGTTTGTATAAGTATAAATTTCTGATAGTAGTTCAGAGAATACGCGCACTTTATACTTGACAGAAAAATATCGTTTATTATTTTCATCATAACCATCTATAAGCGATGGTCCCCCTAATAGCTGAAGGGTACGTATAGTACCATCTTGTGGAACATCAAGGTAAGCAAAATGAGGATGAAGTTTATCATGCTGAGCCATTTGTGCTACTAAAGGTATTGTATGCGCATGCATGATACGCGTAAATACAGTAACAGTATAATCTAAATTATAAGGTATAGGGAAGAAAGACCAGTAAGGGGAATCAGAAGGGGAAAAGACTGTAGTAGCAGGGCCAGTATCATTCCACCACGGCTCATAGTCTTCAGGAGCATAAGGCAATGTGACAAAACCCCTGTGTTCCCGTTCTGGTGCAGAAAACCAGCCGTCATGTTCTATGATAATAATAGGAAATGTCAAGTCAGCTACTTCTGTTTCGGGCAGCCGGAAACGCACAGGTACCGGTCTGCCGTTCTCTGCATTCGCATCGGTAACAGTCATGCCCTGGAGCTTCTTTTTAAGCGCAGCATCTTCTGAGAATAACCACATATTAGTCCTTATAAATAGCGAAAGCCCGGAAACTAAGAAGCTTCTAGGCATGACAAAGTACAAGTAGTTTGTATACAGTATAGTCATTATAAAAGCAAGTTAGTCCTAGACTCTCGCATGGAGTCTAGGACTATTCTAGCATACGTTTACGATGTTATAAGTGCTACACCAGATTGTCTGTATGGGTACCAGAAATCAATAGCTACAGTTGTTCCTCCCAGACCAGGAGGAAGGTCTTTAAACTGAATATTTCCTGATGTGTCAACTTGAATGAACGGAACAGATGTCAGTGAAGCTGACCCATTCACTAAGTTAAGAACGGGAGAACGTACGATATGCGTTGGCGCTAGTGGGATAGTTCCCCATGTAACAGAATTATATGACCCGGGCATTCCTACCGTCCCGAAAACATGAACAATTCCGCCGTCTGTCACCATGTATTGCGGAGGATATTCTCCTGAAACACTACCTGTAAATGAGTTAATTAGAGGGCGAAGGTCATTCCATTTGTATTTTGGAATATCGCTAGCAAAAGTGTTTCCATCAATAGAATAATTTGACCAATTAGGATTCAGTATGTATGATAAATTTGCATTTCCGCTAGTGAAATTCGCATAGCATCCATTGACAGAGATATTCTCATGGTTGGAAACGCCGCCACCTGCTACTTTATCCGAACCTACGAGCCATGCTTGTGAACCTCCTGCACTAGCAGGAGACATACCACTGTTACTTATAGTAAAGTTAGTGACGATAGCGTCATTATACAAGCCACTTGGGAGACCAGCGGGTGTTGTTGACGTACTTGAACTATTAATTCTTACCGCTGGAACAGTAGGATTAGTTGATACAACAGGATTTCCACTGAAGACTGCATTGTTAATAAATGTAGCTTGGCAACCATTTATTTCAATAGCACAGTTATTAAATGGTGTATACGTAGAAATATCTTCAATGATTGTCTGATTAGACTGAATAATAAATATAGGAGTACAGGTAGTATTGACAGACTGAGAACCATATGCGTCAAGTATACCGCCTGATATTCTCAGATTAGTACCGGCCGAGCCGCCAGAAGTAAACGGAACATTCGTTATAAGATAAGGTGAATTAGTACTAGCTACAATACGCTGAAGAGTAGTAGTAGTACTCATCTGAAGCCATACATTAGATGGCATGACTATATATGAAGCCATAGCAAAAATACCAGGACCGATATATACTATCCCTCCTCCATTAGCACTAGCTGCATTCAAAGCATTCTGTATGGCAACTGACTGGTCAGAGCCAGTACCAGGAGTAGCACCGAACATAGTAACAGCATCATATATACCAGAATACATGCCACCAAGAGCACTGGAGCCGCTTACTAGAGAAGCCGGTACGAAACCATCTGAGTTTAACTTAACATAGCCATTAGCAGCATTTGTACCAGTAGTGATAGGAGTAGTCAGAGAACTAGCATAGGCACGATCACCGTGGGGATCAGCAGGAGAGTTAGCAGCATGAGCATTCAAGCCGGTCTGAGTGCTATTGGCTTCAGCGGTTAATGAAGTGATATACGCGTTTAGCGTATCACCCCACCCAGTAGAACCGTCACTCGGTAAAGCAACCATTATTTATCCTAAGGTGTTGTTGTGGTAAGAATTGGCTGAGACCACGGCATAAACTGAACATCATCGATAAGCTCATCTGGCTTCAACTGAGTAGCTTCAATACGTATCATAGTAGGCCGCTCCTGAATTTTACCAGAAGGAGCCATTAACACTGTTCGGAATACTTTCTGATTGTAGTAAATTCTGTCCTTCAAATAGTTACCTTGAAGGACATCAGCGTAATCCATGCCAGTTTTAGTAAACTGGTTAAAAGCACACGTTATAACAAGCGTGTCATTGTAGTAGAATCCTTTGTCAGTATTCTGATTTTCTCCTGGAACAATAGTAGCGTGCAGGACAGGGATGCGTACTCTGGGGAAGTAGAGCCGCCCCTGTCCTACGGCCTCATCATAGATAGTATCTACTATAGTACTAGGCGCATTGAACTTGTAATAATCCACCCAGTCACCAGATACCTGCCTCCAGCCTTCCATAGCAGTATATATCTGGTCTGTTTCTACATCAGCGTTCCATCTTCCAATTTTACCGTCTAATCTTGACATGACACTTATTTTCACTACAGTGAACTGCGTTAATTACTCCTTGAAGGGCAGCCCAGCATTTAGAACATGAGCAGTCACACTTATCATTGCCTCTGTCTGCCATTACTTCTCCTCTTCTAGTAAAGTGATAATCTTTTCTAGCTGAATACTTTGGCTAGCTTGCATAACTTTTATATCTTCAGCATCTTCGAATGTTTTACCTGATCTAGCGTCAGACGATGCTCCCTGAAGGTTTTGTCCCACCATGATAGCAGGCATAAGGGCTAGTTCTAACCAAGTAGACAGTACTAGAGTAGCAAGAAGTTCGAAACCGAATGACGTCAGAAACGTGTGCCAGTGTATATATCCGGCGGCAAACAAGCATGATGGTGCTACAAATGCGGCTAGTACAGTGAATACCCAGAATGCTGTCATTGTACCAACATTTTTGGTTATCCAGATGGCGCATCTTTTATTGAATCTTTGGTAAGCTGTGCTGTCTTTATGGTAGTCACTCTGCTTCTCATGTA